TCATGTTCGCCTTCTAATAGTTCTACCTTAAAACTATCACAGACTGCTTGTGTAATTGCCATCTTTACTTACCTCCTGGAGCCACTGATTGTAACGGCACACGCAGGACTCCGTCTGCGTATTCGTCTCTACGTTTTCTGCCCATTTGAGTGACAGATAAACCTTGTACAGCTTGACTGTACTTCTGTTCGTATAATTGCACAAATGTAGGATTTTTCAAGTAAGAAAAGGCTTCAGCAGTGACTCCATAAATAAGAATTTCAGGAGCATTTGTTGATAGCCAAGTTGTTGTGTTCGTGCTTGATAATCGGTCAGGTGTTTTATTATACCATAATTCAATAGTATAAGCAGCGTCAGGTGTAGGAGCAAAAATAAAAGTATTTTGATCCCAGTTTGCATAATATATAGGTTTGCCAGTATTGTTGGTTCTATCTACATTATATTCATCAATAAAGGTTGTATCTCTTTGTTCTAACCAAGTTCGATCATTGGTTGCTGTATCCACAATCTGCACTCCACGTTCTAAATCAAAATCATCAGGTAAAGTGATGAAAGGACTACCTATTGTAAAGCTAGAGGTAGCGAACTTTCTAAAAGCATCTAAATCTAATTGTTTTTGTACTTTGTTCTCAGTATTAACAATAAAAACATCAATAATAGAATCTGATAAAACTTCAGATCCCACTTCTGTATAGTTTCTTACATTAGATAAAAGTTCAGAATAATTCATGATGTGCTCACGGTTACATTACCAACATTCATAGTAATTAGCAACTTTTTGGTTGGTACAACAGGCTGCATTCCACTAGCTTCAAAAGAACTATCTCCTGGAGCTCCGACATATACAGTCACAGGTTCTTGTCTAGCTGGTCTTGGATCTTGTAAAGCGACAGGATCAGCAGGGTGATAGGGTGGATCTAATTGTGGATGTTTAGGCTCATAACACTCAGGACAAGTAAAAAGACCGTTCCATTCTTGTTGTAATTCTAAATACTTATATTGTTGACCACATCGATCACATATGGCTAAGGCAAATTTACCAGAAGCAAATGTCATTTAGCCTCCAGGGTAAAAATTACGAGGAACAATATGAACGGAAGTAGATTGACTATCTTCAGTTAATGCTCTTTGTAACTCTGCCTCATATCGACGTTCAAGTTCTTGTGATCGTTCAGGAGCTACTTCTTGTGCAGTGTAATAAGCTAAACCTGAAACTAAACAAGGAAGAAAACGAAAAGGTGCATCGGGAGTGTTAGTGTAAGCACCAACATCTTCAATTCGACCAACATAATAATAGTTAATTTCGGTGTCAGTTGTGTCAGGTGTTTGATAAAGTGTGATGGTTACGTTGGATAGATTTCTTCTAACGTAATATTGTGAAGGTGTACCTTGAGATGTTTTGTTAGGTAGATTTTCATACTCTGATCTAGATATCTTTGTCATTGAAGTATCCGTATCTCCATTACGAAATACTACTTCTAAAACATCAGATGCATCAGAAGGTGCTGTATAGGTAGCAGTACCTGCTGTTAATGTTGTAGTTGTATTTTTAACTTTCCAAAGATGAATACCTCGGTTTCCCCATTCTGAAAATAATAAATTTAAATTATCTCTTGCAGCAGAAAGTTCATATCCTGTACGAATATTCATGCCACAACGTGCATAAGCACGCTCAACAAGTTTATCAATACTTAAATCAAAATTAGTTGTTCCCGAGGTAGCCATAAATTACTTCTTTTTCTTTGACTTTGCAGCTCCGCCACGTTTCATTCCCATAGCCATAGCTTTTCTAGGGGAGACACCGCCTCCACCCATCATTTTCATCATACCGCCGCCTCTTTTTTTGACGACATTTTTCTTTTTCATCATGATGTTTTCTCCTTTTTAAATAGTTTTTCGTACGTTTGTTGCCTCGTTCTGACGACCTCGTCATAATACTCGGCTGGCCACTTTTCATAATAACCTATCTTATGTAGTTTGCAACTCGCTTCATACAACTGCTTAAACTTCTGTATGAGCATCATAGAATAGCCTAAATCGGACTCATAAGTACAATTGTCTGTGGGATCTACTAGGAATTCTTCTCCATCAGCAGTTGCAGGATTATCAGGATGAAAACCCATAAAATAAACATCACGTCTATTATATGTTTTATTGTAGAAATCTATTTTTTCTTGAAATTGTTCGGGTGTATATTGATCCCAAAAAGGATCACAAAAGATAATAATATCATGTTGTTTTTTATTCCAATCGTTTAATACGTTGGTGAGATGTTTTTCATACTTCGATTTGTCCATACGAACTTCTATTCGAAGTTTATTTTCTTTACGCCATTTGGCAGCAAAAGGACATGCCGGGAAACCTAAATGTTTATTCATTGGTTCTAAGACTTGCTTAGACCATTCAATTACATCATCTTTTATTTTTTCTGCTTGTTTTTTTCGAGACAACTGTTTTTACCATCGTGGGTTTACCACCAGGATTGCCAGCAGCACGCTTTCTACGTACTGCTGACGCTTTTTGAGACGAAGACATACTTCTTGCTTTTGCAATAGGTACACACTTCGGATATTTTCTTTTTGATCCTTTTGATCTTCCACAGGGTTGATACTTACCGTCTTTTTTAGGTGCACCAATGTCCACCCAGCGTTCTTTCACCCATTTACGAAGACCGTTTTGAGCCATTACCAGACCCAGTTATTTAAGATCCAGAACAATACTACAATAGCTCCACCAGCAACTGCAATTTTGCCAGTTCTATTAAGTTTGTCCCACCATGACCATATTTTATCCATGATTAACCTCCTTAAACATAAAGTTTGGTTTTCTTACGTCTATTATCCGCAACCATACCACAACCTGCAGCAGTGATTGCACCACCCTCAGCTTTACGTTTTGCTGATACGGCTTTTCTCTTTTGAGACTTAGACTTACCACCAGGGGTAACTTTACCAGAACATACTGCACTCGCATACATATTTGCGTAGGCAGAAGGGTAAACTTTAAACTTTCTTTTTGCGGCTGCTTTTCCTTTTGCGCAGAGTTTTGCCATTTTTTTTACCTCCAGGTTTCATTATTTGTTGTGCCATTTGTGATCTTGAAATAGCCATTATTCAGGAGAAACATTATCGAGTTTTGTTTTCATCCATTCAATGTCATTTTTGATGACTTCCATATCAGTAGTCAACTTGTTCATACCTTCAATTAAAAAATTTAATTTTTGATCCATTGTGACAGTTGTTGCTTCAAGATTAGATACTCTATTTTCTAAGTTAGACCATGCAAAGATTATAGCGATAAACAATAAAGCCCATCTTGTTAACAATGAACCCCAATCTTTTACTTTATCTAACTGCATAGTTTTTTATACCATTACCTGTATCATTTGCAATCCGTTTTGCCTGCGTTAGCAGGGTTATCACAACTGTTTGGGTCGGACATTCCTAAGAAAAATTCTAATTGAATAATTTTATTTTCTAAAGATAAAATAGACGCTTTGACATCATATATATTAGAAATGTCTTCTACCTTTTTCTCTAAGACCATCATTTTTTCCATATGTAATTGCTGAGATTGATAGAATTGACCTACCACAAAGACATTACCAATTAAGGCAACAATAATACTTGAAATTATTCCTAGCGTTTTAAGGTTTAATTCTACTTGCATATTTAACTCCTAAGAATATTAACACTGCACCTAATCCTGTGGCAAGTGCTTCCGTTGTTGCACCTCCAAAATGAGTGGGGTGAGTTAATAAATCTGCTGATGTTGTACAAGCAAAAATGACAAATGCTAAGATAATTTTATTGTCGTAATGTTTTTTCAATAAGGGAATAAAAGAAAGAATCACCGCAAAGGTTCCTGTAAGCATTCCTGTCTTTAATGCGATTAATATATGTTTGGGAGTTAGTCCTAGAATATTCCCTTGCACCATTAATATGGCACAAGGAACAGATGCTTCGTATAATCTTTTATAAAATATTTTAAGTTTATTTAACATTTCCATCTTTTCCTTGCTTGTCTTAATCTTGAATTTGGATCTTTCGCTGCTTTAGGGAATTGTTTCATTTGCCCTGCTGATCGAGCACAATATGATTTTCTTCTCTTTGCAGCTTTACTTCCTGGTTTTACTTTTCCAGTGACTGCGGTCTTTAACTTAGAACCAGGGTTCTCGGCACGATACCGTTTTACCCCAGCTTTAGTCATTCCCGCTCCACTTTTGGTGGAACGGAAATATTTTTTAGTTTTTGGTGGTTGTTTATCTGCCATTATCCAGTGTAGAAAACATTCACTGTACAATTTACAGTAGTTACATTGAGGTTTGCTTTAAAGAGCACCCCTTGTTCAGGAATACTCATTGAAACATCAGAAGTGCCTCCTGTTACTGCTACATTAAATACAGCAGAACCGCCATTGTTAAAGGTGACTGTTCCATTACTAGCACCAGGACCAATAATAAAACCTTTTAATCTTGCACGACCAGCAAATACAGTTGTAGTTGCATTTGCGGCTGCTCCTTTAACGAGAATATCACTATCGAAGGCCATTGTTTACCTCCTTACGCTACTGCTGCGCCAGTAGTTACGTCCACAAAGTTTGTACCGTTACCAAAACAAAGAGAACCTGTTAAAGAAGCTCCTGTTGCGTCAGAAACATAGATTAATAAACCCGCTGTTGCTGTAGGTAGTGTTGCCAATGTGAATGTTGGAGCAACGAAACCATTATCGGATGATACTGGTCCTGAAAAAGTAGTACTTGCCATATTAAACCTCCTTGGTTGTATAGACCTAGTCACACAATCTCTATACCGTCTGCTAGCTCAGTTTGTGTAACTTGTTATGCTAGTTCTTAATTTGTACCATAAAAAAAGGGGGCATGAAAGCCCCCTAATTTATTGTTATATGTCGGTTAGATTATGCTGCACCTGGTGAACCAAATACACATCTAGGATCTGAGAAACCGAATGAGTATCTCTCTCTAGCTTTGTATCTTACGTTACCAGTGTCAAAGTCACCTTCCATAGATGTTCTAATTGGTGATCTTTGGAACAACTTAAATCCATTTGGAATGTCAGTCTTGATAAAGAA